CCAGTCGCCGCCACACCTGTGACATTGACCGAGACACCCGTTCCAAGGTTGACCGTAACAGTGCCAACCTCACCTGTGCCTTCGACACCTGTGACATTGACAACGATGTCCTCAACAACGAGGACCGTGCCAACCTCACCCGTCGCCTCGACGCCCGTGACGTTGACCGATACGCCCGTGCCGGTGTTGACAGTGACGGTGCCGACCTCGCCAGTGGCAAAGCCAACCGCAACACTGCCCTCTCCCCACGCTAGTTCACCGAACCCCGCGCGGCCCCAGCCGGTAAAGGGGACGGTGATGTCTGTCATGGCAGTTCTCCCAGAACCTTGTTCTGTTTACTACAATTTTCCGAGGCAGTCAGCACCTGAAGATTCCACGGGACATGAAGTCCGCAAAAATGTTTCCCCCGTATAGGAAGAATGTGGTCTACGTGATGAACGACACCTGTTTGCTCCGTTAAACGCCGAGCCTCGCTATAAAAATGAGCGATTTGCGCACATAGATCTGGGGAAGCCAGCACCCAAGGTGGGCAAGCATTTTGCTTAGCAAGTTTGTACTTTTTCTTGTTTGCGTTGGCCTTGTCTTTGTTTGCTGCCGCATAAGAAAGCGCTTTTTCTATCAATTTTTCTCGATGTTTTTTGTAGTACGCGCGCGCGTACTCTCTGCGTCGATCAACACTGCTCCAGTAGACGACGGAGTGGTAGTTGGGAGTAGATAAAACTTTCTTTCGGTAAGCCTCTTTTTTCTGAGCGCTTTTCCGAGGAATGTCTCTATGGTATCCGCGAAGCGAAACGGCTTTCCTGCACTCTTTGCAGTCGTTGCGATAGCCGTCGGGAGAGTCCTTCCTCTTGTAGAACTCTCCCAAAGACTTTTCTACCCCGCAAGATACGCAGGCCTTCATCTTAGGCTATTCGCACGATGGCCGTCGAAGCTGCCGCCGCAGGCATCACGATCTCAAAGTCACCCGCCGTCGATGTCTTGGCACCGCCGAAGTCCAGCACGATCACCGAAGGGTTGGTGTAGGTGTGCGTCGGAGTGCTGTTGTAGATCAGCGCGCCGTAGGCTGTGATTGTCGCAGACGTGAACGTCAGATCCGCGAAGTCGGTGTACGCCGTCGTTCCGCTCGTCGTCGGGTCGATCCGAGTCAGCGTGCCGCCGCCAGCAGAATACGAGCCAGATGCGCCAACCTCGTTGGTGGCCGTGTATGCCGTAGTCGCAGCAGTAAACGATGCGCTGTTGTCGTAGAGCGCAAGTTTGAAGGTGTCGCCGCCGGTAAGGCGGAAGTCGTGCACGGCCTCAAGCAGTTGTTGCTTGAAGGACGTACACATGAAATTTCCAGAAAAACTCACGTCAGAGCCTCCTTACCAGATCAGCAAGCCCCGGATGACCTGCATCGTTCAGCGCATTATACACAGTTGTCCGGTCACTGTGAACCGCCTGCTTCAGGTAGGACAGAACCACCTGCTCGACACGCTGCTTGAAAGCGTGCGCCTGATCCCGAATGGGCGCAGGCGCATCCGCCGAAACGGCGACGATCTTGTCCGCACATTTGGCAGCCAATTCCTCCGGCGTGAACCCACGCCCGGAAGTCGTGTTGACCGTCACAAGCTGCGCGTAGCGCGGCACTTCCATTGATGCGCCAAGCATTACTGTTTCGTCCTCACTACCTTGCCCACCCGATATTCTTCTGTCGTCTCTTTCGCCTCACCCAGCATCTTGATGCCGACCAGTGATTCTTGGAACCGCTGGTTGTACATTGCCATGACGTCCTGCTCGCCTTTCATGAAGATGTAGGCTTCGACCAGCGCGCCATAGAGCATCGTCAACTCAGCATTCGTACTCAGCCAGGTCGTGCCACTCTCGGCACCCGCCGTCAGGCTTGCGGGCCGGTAGAAGTAATGCAACTCCATTACGTAGTTCGACGCGGGCGTCGGAGCCAAAATGAAGTTGTCCACGTCGAACTGCCCGTAATACCTGGGCGTTCCCGTGGTCGTGGCGCTCGGCGTGTACGTCTGCAGGAACGAGACGTCCTTGAACTCGATGAAGGTCTTAGATCCGCTGACCTCGTAGGACAGCGAAAACGGCGCAAGGAAATCAGGCGGGCACGCCAGATACTTGTTCGACGCCGTCGCGTTAGCTGTCGAGTTCTTGCGGAACAGGTTCAGCTGAACGTTCTTCAGGATCCGCTCTTCCGCCAGCCGAATGAACAGCGGCAGGTTGCTCACGAAGGTCGTCTCCGTGTTCTGCGTGTAGTCCTGAATGGCCTGCTTCAGCTGTGCGTAGGTAAAGCTCATGTCGTCCTCACCGTAACCGAGCCAACCTGCCCATATGCAACTAGGCGGTTAGGCGGATTGATCCCGTTGTCAGGCGGCCCCCCAACCGGGTTCCAACTCCACTGCACGTTGCGCTGCTCCACCAAGTCCGTCTCCGGACGCGGGTTCTGCAGAGCCTGCGGATCAGGCCCAACCTTCGGCGGGAACAGTTGCGGGTGCTTTGGATCGAACTCATCCGGCCCAACCAGCGCACCTGTCCACTCCCGCTTCATCTCGCGCAAGCGATAGCGGAACCCGGACCGATCCGAGACGCCCCATGCCCACTTGCCACTTGCGAACGGCATCAGATGTACCTGCTATCCGGCTGCAAGAACAACGACACGCGATCCCGGTCCTCGTCCGCAGCGCGCATGAACTCTTCCTCGTAGACTGCTTTCAAGATCTGCAAGCGGTCCGGAGCGCGCTTCATCGCGATGTAGTAGGCCAGCCCCGCCACCATGCAGGGATAGAACCGAAACGGCATGTCGGTCGTGTTGACCAGCGTATCCGCATCCTGAAGCCGACGGACATAATAGTAGACCAAGATGTCCGTCGAGTTCTCGGGCGGCTGCCACAGCGTGATCACCGGCTGGATCTGGCGGTCGAAGTAGAACTGGCTCGGCCTGCCCTGCGCTGTCTTGTTCGGGAACGTCAGGTACTCGCCACGACTGATCCGCTCGACCTCGTAGTCCGTACCATCCCTACGCAGCACCATCTCGAGGATGTCTACGACATCCGCCGCCAGCGTGTAGGTCGCCGTTCCTTGCGTCAGAGCCTGCGTCGTCTGCGTCACCGTCCACAGATTGAGCCCACGGTTCGCCCAGTCTGCGAACATCAGGTTCAGAGACCGGCGTGCCGTGCGCGCATCATAGCCCGTGCGGACTTCTAACCCGCACCGCTCGTACGCCTCCTCGATGATCTCGCCGACATCAAGGTTGAAGTCTCGTGAACCAGATGTGGTCATGCTTTCCTCAACGCCTTAACCCGTTTTGGCGCACCAGCGGGTTGGCCAAGTCTCTTCTTTTGCGAGATGCGCGAACGCTTTTCAGACTCCGTCATCTCACCCGCCGTCTTCGGCGTCTTCTCACTCACCCGCTTCGTCGGCCTGCAGTACGGCGTACCACGCTTCTCGCCTTCCTGCCGACCGCACTCCTTGCCGGTGCGGACGTCTTTCCAGTCCTCCTGAAACCAGCGCCGCAACGCCGCGCCCTTTTCAGTCTTCCGGACCATTACTTGCCGCCCTTCTTCTTCGCCGTAGACTTCGTGCCCCAGTTCTTCGCGCCAACCTTGCGGCACTTGGCAATCGCCCCGCTCGCATAGGCGGAGGGAAAGACCTTATACCGGGCCTTCACCTTCTGGTAACATGCGTCCTTGGCCATTACTTCATGGCCTTCTTGCCCATGGCCATCTGCTTGCGCGGGCTGCACATCGACTGATCGACCTTGCCACCCTTCGCATAGCCGACCATGCCGCCGCCCATGTAGCCCTTCTTCGACTTGACCATGCCGCCCTTGCGCATGCCCTTCGATCCACAACCAGCCATTGGAGCCTCCATTACCTGCTTGGCCATACTACCACGGTTCATTGCTTCGCCGCCATACGTTCGATGAGATCGCGGATCGCCTTAATGTTCTCGTCCATCCGAGCCATCGTCACCGCCTGACTCTGCACGAGTTCCTCAAGCTTCTCGGTCCGAACCTCGACCTTCAGGATCCGTTCGCGGTTGCTCTGGATCCCAGCGTTCATTTCGCCGACGGCCCAAACAATGGCCCCTGCCTGAAGCAGGATGGCAAAGATAAAGCTGATCGGAACCGATTTGCTCAGGTGCCAGCTTTCCGTGTTCTCTGTCATGTCAGCACTTCCATCTACGACGGGCAGCGCAAATGCGCTTCTCAGGTGTTTCCGCACAACTGATGTTGTGCATCTCCATCTGGCCCTTTGATCGAGCACAGTATGAAGTACGCCTCTTGCCGCCGCCAGGCTGGGGGGCCTTGAGGTTTGATCCGGTCTCTCTGTTGTACTTGGCGCGGCCCTTGGCCGTCAGGCCAGCGCCCTTCGATGCAGGAAGCTTCTCTCCCCGCCCAATCGACAAGCTGACCGACTTCTTCTTCGCCATCAGAGCGGTCCTCCGTTCTTGATGAGATACAGGTCATAAGCCGCAGTCACCCGCGCGTTATTCGACCGCACCGTGACGCGGACATCAATGTCCGTCTTCTGGGGAAGAGCAAACGGAACAGTGAACCGATAACGATACGGCGAGCTTGCGACCTCGAACGTGTGGCCGATTAGAAAGCGTTCACCCGGAGTGCGGTAGTAGAAGAACCCGCTGCCGTCAGCGCCGTTTTGAATGGTCATCGTGCCTTGGGTCAGATACGCAGTGTATCCTGCGGGCACCGTAAACGTGCCTTTGAGGGACTGCCCGAGGCCAGCAACAATACGGCCAACGGTCGTCGCGCCCTTGAGCACATCAATCTGACCCACGTTGACGGATGTGCCGTTCATTCGTACCAGATCTAGGCGGCTGAACACGGTGGACGAAGTATTGCCCGTTGCGCTGGTCAAAGTGATCGTGGTGCTGACCGGGTTGTAGTCCGCATCCAGACCAGAAATGATCACGTTCTTGTCTGCGTCGGCAACGTTTGCTCGGCTAACCGTCACAGTGCCTGCAGTGTCCCAAGCGCTCCAAGGGTAAAGCGTGTCGTTGACGTCCCAGACGGTACCGGTGGTGTTCTGAGACATCGCCGGAACCTGGCCCTGCCGGTGCCGGAAAAGATGGCCCGGGATCTGACCCCGGGCCACCTGAAGATCAAAGGGCTCCGTCGTGCCGACCTGCGATATCGATCTGATGTCGTAGACCGGCATGTCCCACCTCAGTTGTACAGCGCGACGAAACTCGAGAAGACCGTCGAACCGCCTGCAGTGTAGGTGATGTAGGCCCCGCTATCGAACATGATCCCCTCATCAGGAACCACCAGATCACGAGTGCTGTTCGCCGAGGCAGGCGTCGGAACCGTCAGCATCGCCGTGCCCGTGGCCCCGCCGTTCCGGAACGGGATCGTACCCGCCGTGCCCGTGTGGATCAGGTACACCCCACGAAGCCGCGCACGACCGGCATAGACCACGTCCAGCGAAGTGTTGGACATGCCAACCGTAATCGCACCAGCGGTGTCGTCGTCCACGCTGACTTGGGTAACCGTACGGAAGTATTTCGTGCCAGTCACCGTAGTCGTGGCGGGCCCTGTAATGCTTTCCGTCTGAGTGACGCCATTAACGTCGGTTCCAGTCACCGTGAACGTACGACCACTGTCCGCGCCCGCAGAGGTGATCGTGATCAGCCGCGCCGCAACAAACGTCGCGACGCCGCCCGAAGACAGCGCGCCGTTGATCGTCAAGTTTTGCACGCCACCCGCAGCAGGGGTCTGCGACTGGCAGACCCCGTCAGCGTCAGCAGCAGTCGTGTCCGCCGCAATGTACTTCGCCTTTACGTCAGATCCGGCCATTTGGCCCTCCTATCAGGCGTAGCCGTAGATCTCGATCAGGAGACGCCCAGCCGTGTACGCCGCGTTCGCAGTGCCTTGGCCAACCAGATAGAGGTACTGATCCGCCGCGATGTCCGTGCCAAAAGCCGTCGTGCCGAGCGAAAGCGTGCCCGAGTTGATGATCTGCGTCTCGGTCAGCGTCGAGATCGCAACATCCTCAACACCCGTGCCCTCGGTCGCCGAGTACAGGTCGATGTCGGTGTCACCGCCAGCAGGAGCCTCGTAGCAGGTCAGCTTCACGCCGAACACCGTGCCGTTGTCCGCAGCGGTGATGCGCGCGATATACGCAACGCCAGAGCCGTTCTTGCCGATGATGTCGCCAGCCGTGCCGCCAGACTGAAGGCCGGTCAGGTCGATCATAATCGAGGTGGTGACGATGCCGTTCTCAGTCTTCACCGAGGTCTCGTACACCGCAGCTGTGCCCTCGATCCCCGCGCCCGTAGCAGCCGGGTTGGCAATCGCAGCGGCGCTCTTGCCGAGGATCGTGATGGTGCCAGTCGTGGCGTTCTTACTTACGGTTTCAAATCCGTTTTCAGATTGCACTGGTCCGGAGAAGAAAGTTTTAGCCATGGAAGGGTCTCCTTCAGAGGGGTGTACTTGAGCGCAAGCTTGCGGGCACTGCTCGTGTCCGTTCCCACCACACGCCCGCGCTCCGCGTATGACATGTGTGGATTATCAACGATAAACCGAACTTTTGCAACGAAGGCGGGGTCGTCGTGCCATCTTTTTCTCTGAGCGACGGCCAACCTTTGCCGATAGTCCTCAGTCACATGGTCGCGGCGTCCAACCTTACTACGGCTTATCTGCTGCCGGGTCTTTTCTGTGTGCCTCTTGCCCCGCATTGGCACCTTGGCCTCGTTAGCGATGTTGTACGACAGGGGCTCGTTGAACCACGCTTCCCCGCACAAAAAGGTGTTTTCAAGGGTGTCTAGGTCGGCAGCATCCTCGCATTCGACCTCAAGTTCCCAAACAAATGCGTCAGCGCCGTGCTTATCGAAGGATCTCTGCAGGTGTACGTTTTGGTGTTTGCCGAGCCGCAGTAGCCGGAAGTGCTCCGCAACCCGCTTCTTCACGCGGACTGACTGACCAACGTAGGCTTTCTTCGAGACCGTGTTCACGATCCGATAGATGCCCATGATCTCGTCGGCGTATGGCATGACCTACTCCTTTGGTCCTGCATACCACTGCTTGCGACAAAAAGAAAGGGCCACCGTGTAGGCGGCCCAGTTTGGTAATCAGGGAGGATGTGGGAAGAGAGTACCACGTTTCAGACAAAAAGAAAGGGCCCCGAAGGGCCCTTTCAGGTGCATCCCCGAAGCGATGCACGCGGTATATCAGGCAGCGCCCGAGGTTCCAAACACGCAACGGGGGTCGCTATAGCCGAACGAATAGCGCTCGCGCGCTTTAAAGCGCATGTTCCCCGTGTCGAAGTCGGCTTCCATGTTCGTCGAAAGCGGGGTGCGCTCGAAGTGGATGAAACCACGGGGAGCGTCCGTTTTGATGAAGAACGCGTCCGGATCGGTGAGGAAGTCGTTAACGACATACCCCTCCGGAAGCATACCCATCGAACGGATAGCGTTGATGTCGTTGTCGGCGGTGCCAACGCGGAGGTTCGAAACCATCAGACGCTCGGCAACGAACTGAAGCTGCCGGGGGATGATGAGCTTCATGCCGCGAAGAGCGACTTTGAGACCACGCTCGTCCACGAAACCAGCGATGCTGATGAGTGCGTCCTCGAGCGAGGTCTCGTTCAGGTCAGCATCAACGGTCGGCTTGTTCGCGAACGAGCCGCCACTGGTCAGCGGGTGATCGGTGGCGCAGAGCGCCTTGCCGTCGCCACCAGCCGAAGCACCGCCCGTGAAGGCGTTGTTCAGAATGGCGGCGGCTTTCACCTGCTTGGTGTGGGCCATCGAACGGGCGAGGGCACGCGTGTAACGGCTGCCGAGGCGGTCGTACAGGTTGTCCTCGATGGCTTCCTCGGTGATCGAGAAGGCCAGCGCGATGGTCTCGTGGTTGTAACGCGCGGTGTAAGCTTCCTGCGCGTCGTCGTAGTTGATCGCGGAACCTTCCTGCTTGATCGGGGCTGATCCGAAGCCCGCCAGCATGACCTCCTCCTCGAATGCACGATCCGAGGACTCGGTGGTGTAGATTTCCGCGTGCTGGTTCTCGTACCGGGCGTACTCCATGCCGAAGAGGGCATTGAGGCCGGGTTCCAGCTCTTTCGCAAGTTGTGCGCGAGAGATTGCCATTGTTCCGCCTCCTTAGATGCCGGTCGTCGAAACAGTGCCACCAGCAGCCGCGCCATTCGGCGAGTTGAAGTGGTTGTTCAGACGTACGAGAACGGGGATACCAGCCACGGAGAAGTCCGAGTTCTCGGGATCCTGCTGGATGCCCATGATACGGAGGTTCAGCGTGTTGGTGGTGTTGATCGTCTGCACATCGAGGGTCGCCGACGAGATGCCGGTAACGGTCGAGCCAGACTGACCGCCAGCGAAGTCCGCGTTCGCGAACACCGCAGCACGAAGCTCGGCTTCGGTATCCCACGACGTATTGAGATTCGACGTGGCGATGACGAAGACCTGCAGCGGGTTGTCGTACACGAACGCCCGGACGGGGAAGTTCGAGTTCGCACCCGAGCCCGGCCAGTAGTTCGAGAACGTCAGTTTTCCGGTGACGGACGAAACGTACTCGCAGCCCCAGAACACCCCGAGAATCCCCACGGTGCCGCCCGACGCCGCGCCCACTCGGTCAATGAAACCAGTGTTGAGCGGGATGACGGGAGCACCCTGATAGATCGCGTTGGTGTTCGACGAAGAGATGCGGTACTCGGTCGTGCCAGTGGTGTTGTAGGCCGAGCCAACAACGCCAACGGGGCGAAGACCGAAGGCAACATTGACGTTTGCCATGGTACTACTCCTTCAGTTGACACTAGGAGGCGCTTCCGCGTCCTCCAAACGAAACACGACTTTGCCGATTACGACTGATCGGCATTGAAGGATGTTGGTCCTTCATCAGGTCCTCATCGACTGCAACCATCTGCTCGCGGGCCCGGGTCCCGTAATACGCGGATCTTTCGTTGGCTGTCTCGACAGGAATCCGGCACAGCATCAGACCACCATTTCCGATGATCCCCGTGTACTTCCCTTCATCGATCACCGGAGCGTGAAACTCCGGATATTCGTCAGCCCGCACGGGTTCCCAACCTTCCCGCAGCCTTTGGTAGGCGTTGGTCTTGTCGTCTTCCCCACGGACCGAGATCCGAATCCAGCGATGCACAAACCCCGGAGGGGCTTTGGGGGCATCAAGGCGGCTGGGCGGTGCCCAAGGTTTGCGGCGCGAAGTTCCTTCGCGAGTTTCGCTTGCGCGAGGTGTTCTATCGGTCATCGCTCTCACTCCTTCACATACTTGGCGTATTCTTCGAGAGGAACGCCAAGTTTTTTCGCAATCGCGACCTGCGACGGAGTCAGCTTGACCGTCCTGCGCCCCGGCTTTGCCGTACTGCGGGATGCGGAAGCGCCTGCTGAGGCGACTGGGGCACTTCCACCCGATTTGGCCGTCGGAAACTTCGAGGGAAACTCGTTTTGAAGCCGACGATCAAGTTCAGTATAATACTCATCGCTCTGTGGGTCAAACCCCTCATCTTCGACGAGCGTGTGGTGGATGGCAAAGGCTGCCGCCGTCAGCAGCCGATCATTGCCAAACCACGAGTGTTTCTTGGCCCAGTTCTGAGCCTTTGGGTCAGCCTGCACCTGTTGCGCAGGCTGCGGTGCGGCCCGTTGAACAGGCTGCTCTTGGGGTGCGGCACGCTGACGCTCTGCCTGAGCCTTTGCGGCTGTAAACCGCTGCTCATCGACAGCCAAGCGCGACATCTGCTTTTGGATGTCGGCCATCGCATCGACGTCATTGGCCTCCCACGCAGCCTTGTACTTGCGCTTGAGAGCCTCTTCCTCGGTCTTGATGCGCGCGCCGTACTCCTGCAGGTAGCCCGTATCCAAAGACTGCATCCGAGTCTTCAGGTTCTGGTTTTCCTGCATCAGCTGCTGCGTCAGCCGCACAGCCTCTTCCTTGTCCCGCTGCTCGCGACGGTATTTCTCCGTCAGCTTGTTGATGCGCTCACGCACACCCTTGCTGTAGGACTCAAGTTCTTCGCTGGAACCAGACTTCTCGGGCTCAGGAGCGGTGTCCTGCGTACCCTGATCCAGATCTGCTTCCTGCTCGAGTGTGTTTTCCTCGGACATTGTCCCCTCCTCAAACATGCTTGATGTCGTCAGGCTCCAAGAGCGTGGCGATCACCTCATCATCGTTGATGATGCGGACCTCTCCGCCGTCGATCTTGAACCTTGAGCCGGAATACCGACCAATGCAGACCCAATCGCCCTTCTTGCACCACGGCTCTGCGTCAGGACCAAACTTGTTCGGGTCCTTGTACGCCTCTGGGCCCACGCGAAGGACATACGCCACAACTGTGGCGAGAGCCTCGCGCTCGACGACCTGATCGGGCAGAAAAAGGCCACCGTCGGTCTTCTCCTTGCCCTTGTACGGCATGACAAGAAGACGCCATCCTGTGGGCTGCGGCAGACGATCAAGTAGGGGCTTGTCTAGAAGAGAGGGGTCAAGGACCCTTTCCTCTGGGGTGACGTAGGCGGTTTCAACCGAAGCCGCCTTCCGTTCTTCGTTTACTTTGGCAACAACGTGGTCAGGAAGATAAAGCCTCTTCACCATCTTCGTTCGTTCTCTCCAGCAGGGCTTTCAGTTCTTCAACGGCGAAGGAGATGCCCCGAATCTCTCCTACCACCATCTTGTACTGCTCCCAGTCCTGCACGGCTCCCGTGACGAGTGTGGTCGCAAGGTCCTCTTCGCGTTGGCGTAGAACCTTGTACAGTTTTTTTGATAAGTCAACAACGTCCACTAGAAATACTCTCCAAAATTCTCTTGTTTGTCGGATGTGATAGGCCCACCCTTGACCCAAGAGTCGCAGGTATTGCCGCTCATGCAGACAAACTTCCACTTCTGGCAGTAGCCAGTGTTGCCACTTTCATCGCCGATGCATTCCATCATGTCTTCGGTCTGGTTGTAGGCACCGCAA